ATGAGCCAAGCAATAGCCGAGAGTATACAACAGGCGACAAGAAACGGCTATAGCACTTCTGGTGCTGGACAGTTGCCATAATGACTGTACCCGTAATAAATGCAGTAATTAACTTTAGCACTGGCCCATCTTTTGCACAGGCTATGATTTTTGATGAAGGCAGATTAGATTTTAATGTTTTTGCTAACTCTGCAGATGTAATTGTAGATGTGTCTAATCAGGTTAATCGTATTGAGACTAACAGAGGCCGTACTGCACTATCAGATCAATTTCAGACAGGCTCACTTACTTTACGCATAGTAGATCAGAATGGCGACTTTAATCCACAGAATGTAAGTGGGCCATACTACGAATTACTTACGCCTATGAAGAAAGTACAAATTACTGCAACTTATGGCAGTGTTACATATCCTATATTTAGCGGATTTATTACAAGTTACGTTACTACATACCCTAACGAGTCCGGTGAAGATGTAGCCATTACAACAATACAAGCCGTAGATGCGTTTAGACTTGCGCAGTTAGCACAGATAAGCACAGTCACAGATGCTACTGCTGGACAATTATCTGGCACACGTATTACTAAAATATTAAATGAAATCTCATGGCCAACAACTATGCGTGATATAGATGCAGGGCTTACTACTATGCAAGCAGACCCAGGCACTAACCGCACAGCCTTAGCAGCTTTAACTACTGTAGCAACGTCAGAGTATGGCGCATTATATGTAGATGCAAGCGGCTCATTTATTTTTCAGGATAGAGCTGTAACCGTTGGGTCTATTGCAAGTACACCTACAATCTTTGCAGATAATGGCACAGGCATAGATTATTTTGATGCTAGTTGGGTTCTTAACGACACGCTTGTATTCAACAAAGCCACAATTACTAGGCTTGGTGGTACAGCACAAGTAGCAACTAATCAAGCATCTATAGATAAATATTTCTTACACAGCTACTTTTTAGACAATCTGCTTATGCAGACCGATGCCGTAGCCCTGGATTATGCCCAGGCTTATTGCGCTAGTAGAGCCGAGACCTCTATAAGATGTGATGCCATGGTCTTAGACCTATACACGCCTAATTACAATACAGGCATTATCGCAGCCTTAGACCTAGATTTTTTTGACAATATAACAATTATTACTACCCAGCCAGGCGGATCTTTGCTGGAAAAGACCTTACAGATTTTTGGCGTGCGTATGGCAATAACGCCAAATAGTTGGAAAACAACCTTTACAACACTAGAACCTGTCATAGATGGGTTTATAATAGGCAACGTAGATTACGGGGTCTTAGGACAGAACGTACTATCTTATTAAGGAGATATAATGGCAACAGGATTTCCAGCAGCAACAGGTGATGTACTTACCAGCGCTATGTTTAATGGCTTGACTGCATTTACAGTAGGTGCTGCCAATACAACAGATTACACAGCTGTACTAGCAGATCAATATCAAGTATTAGAGTTGATGAATAAAGCCACAGCTATAGCATTTAAGATTCCAACAGATGCTTCTGTGGATTTTGCAATAGGTACAGCAATTACAGTATTAAATATTGGTGTAGGTACTTGCACAATTAGTGCAGTGACACCAGGTACTACTACGGTGTTAAGTGCTGGCGCAACTGCCGCATCTCCAACACTGGCACAATACAGATCAGCGGCTTGTATTAAAACTGCAGCTAACACATGGTATGTAGTAGGGGCTATTGGATAATGCTGGCTAATAATCTAATTGGTATTGTCGCACAACAAGGTAAACCTGCTTTAGCTGTTGAAAACTTAGTTATTGCTGGTGGTGGCGGTGGTGGTGGTAATCGTGGCGCAGGCGGTGGTGCTGGTGGATACATAACTAATTCTCTTAATTTAGTTGCTAGCACAAACTACACAGTTACTGTTGGCGCAGGTGGCGCAGGTGGTGGTGGTAATGGCAGTCAAGGTAGTAATTCTGTATTTAGTACAAACACTGCTGTTGGTGGTGGTTTTGGTACAGAAATAGACAGTGGTACTAACGGTGGTAACGGTGGGTCAGGCGGTGGCGCAGGTGGTAGTAGCACTGCTTTAACAGGTGGTAATCCTACAAGCGCACAAGGCTTTAAGGGTGGTGATGCAGCCGCTTCTACAAGTGGTGCAGGTGCAGGCGGTGGCGGTGCTAGTGCTGCTGGTGGAAATATTACAACAAGCCTTACTTCTGGTAACGGTGGAGATGGCTTAGCCAGTTCAATTACAGGCAGTTCAGTAACTCGCGCAGGCGGTGGTGGTGGCGGTGGTACAGCTAGCAGTCCAGGTACAGGTGGTAATGGTGGTGGCGGTAATGGTGGATCAGGTATTTCTGGTACAGGTAATCCTGGAGTAGCTGGCACAGTTAACACTGGTGGTGGCGGTGGTGGTTCTGGTCGTATAGTCACTGGTGCAAACGGTGGTTCTGGTATTGTTATTATGAAATATCCAGATGCTTATACAATTACAATAGGTGGTGGATTAACAGGTAGCACAGCAGGGCCGACTTCTGGATTTAAGATTACAACAATTACTGCTGGCACAGGAAATGTGAGTTGGGCATAATGGCACATTACGCATTCTTAGATGAAAACAATATTGTTACTGAAGTTATAGTAGGTATTGACGAAACACAAACTATTGAAGGATTAGATACTGAAACTTGGTATGGCAATTTAAGAAATCAAGTATGCAAGCGCACATCTTTTAACGGGAATATTAGATATAACTATGCAGGAGTAGGTCATACATACGATGCAGTTAGAGATGCATTTATAGCACCAGAACCTAATAACGCTACTGGCTTTGATGAGAATACTTGTCGCTGGATAGTGCCTGAGTTATGAAACCATGGTTATGCGCTGCAGGTACACAATTAAGAGATCAGATTGATACCTGGTACCCAGATCGTCGCACTACCTCTGATGGGTGGTTGGGTGATGCTCGTCATTCCACCACAAAATCGGATCATAATCCAGATGCAGATGGGTGTGTACGAGCCATTGATGTTGATTCTCGCCTGGGTTCATCCGAAGGGATCTCAGTATATTTGGCTGACCAGATCAGAATCTGTGCAAAGACCGATAAGCGCATATCTTACGTAATACATAATGGCATGATTGCTAGCAAAATACTTAATTTTAAGTGGCGTAAGTACAGAGGTTTTAACAAGCACACAAAGCACATACATATCAGCTTTACAAAGTTAGGCGATAAAGATTCTAAACCGTTTGATATACCACTACTAGGGGGAAAACTATGAAAATAACCGAGAAACAGAAAGCAATACTCAAATCATACTTTAGGGGTGTGCTTGTCTCTTTGTTGACATTTCTAGCAAGTAATGAATTAGGTTTAGATCCAGCAGTGTCTGTAATTGTTGCAGCATTAGCAGGACCGGCAGCTAGGGCTTTAGATAAATCCGATACAGCTTATGGCATCGGTGCAGATGAAGCATGAGTCCTGCAGAATGGGCAGCGTTTGGCGCTGGCGGTTGCGCCGTGCTGAGCGCCGTGCTAATAGGATTACGTTTTTTAGTTAAAGGCTGGCTTAACGAATTACGTCCTAACGGTGGATCTAGTATGAAAGACCAGTTAACAAGATTAGAAACGCGTGTCGATGAATTGTATTCTTTAATAGTTAAGAGACAATAAACACATGGCTGATACAAGACGTAAGCGTAAGAAGATAAACAGGCGTGTGGTGCGAAAATCACCAGAGCCATTATCTAAGTTAGATCAGCATTATATTGCTATGAACGAAATCTTTAAGGCTGCAAAGAAGGCTGGCTTTAGTGACAGCTGTGCTTTGTACTTTGTATCAGATCGGGCAACCATGCCTAACTGGGTAGTTGGTGATGGCGGCATCATACCTAGCATTGATCCTACAGAAGAGGATGAAGATTAGTACAAAAAGATGGCTTGTAATTTCAGACCTTCAAATACCCTTTCACCATGAGCAAGCCGTTAAGAACGTCATTAAATTGGCAAGACGTGAAAAGTTTGACGAGGTTTTATGT